ACGCGGTATATCGATGCACTGCAGGGCGAGTACGAGCGAATCGCCAATCAGCGCTATCCAGAGCCGCCATGCAGCCCGTGACGCACGACCTTGCGCACCAGCTTGTATCCGAAGAGGAGGGGCGGATTGCGCACGTCTATAAGGACAGTGAGGGATTCTGGACGATAGGAGTCGGGTGCCTCGTGGATGCGCGCAAAGGCGGCGCGCTCTGCGATGAGGCCATCGATGCGCAGCTCGAGCACGACATGGCGCTTGCGCGCCAGCGCGCGGCGGCCCTTGCCGGCTTCGGCCAGTGCAACGACGTTCGGCAGGCTGTGCTCGTGAGCATGTGTTTTCAGCTCGGTGATCTGGCGGACTGGCCGAACTTCCGGAGCGCGCTTGCGCGGGGCGATTACGAGGCGGTGGCCGCGCACGGGCTCGATAGCCTCTGGGCCAAGCAAACGCCGGGGCGGGCGCAGCGACAAATGAGCATGTTTCGTACTGGAGTCTGGCAATGAACTTCGGACAGAAAGCACTTCAAGTTCTGAAGACCGTTGCGCCAACATTGGCGACAGCAGTCGGCGGGCCGTTCGGAACGCTCGCGGCAACAGCAATCAGCGCAGCCCTCGGCACGCCATCCGACGATGCGAAAGCAGCGGAAACCGCGCTCCTTTCAGCGAATCCGGACACGCTGCTAGCCCTGAAGAAGGCGGACCAAGATTTCACCGTGCGCATGCGCGAGCTCGGAATCTCGGAAGATCAGCTCGTGTTTCAGGACATCGCGAACGCGCGTGCAAGAGAGATCGCGGTACGCGATTCCACCCCGCGCAACCTTGCGTATCTTGTCATCGGCTTCACCGGTGCGTGTATCGCGGCGACCCTTGCGGGCTACACGAAAGTGGATTCGGCCCTGGCTGGCACGCTGATCGGCTACCTCGTCGCCGAGAGCCGATCGGCGCTGTCGTACTACTTCGGCAGCTCAAAGGGCTCGAAAGAGAAAGACGACACTCTCGCGGAGATTGCGAAGTCGTGATTGACGAGCCACCCGCCCACATGGAACCCGACTCTCGTGCCAGAGAGCCGAGACGGACGGCGTAGGCGGGCGGCTCGATTCAGGGCGCGAGTTCGGCCTTTGTCGGCTCGGGCTCTTGGGCATCCTCTTGGAGTTCGCGCTTGATTCTCTCGTAGATTTCTTCTCGATGGATCGGAATGGTCCTGGGCGCCGTGAGCCCAAGGCGGACTTGATTTCCCTTGACGCCGATTACGGTCATCGTCACTTCGTTCCCGATCATTACCGTCTCGCCCGTGCGTCGGGTCAGAATGAGCATCGTGCTTCTCCACATTCCATACTGGGGTAAAGGCATCCCCCAGCTGATGCGTCAGGGCTTCGATTAGGATACGCCGATTCGTATGTAGGCGACACCCGAATTAGTGTGCTGTACATCGCTTGAGAGCATTGACGCTCCGCAGTGTTGGAGCGTCATTTGGCTTCCAGAACAAAGGCCGACTTGGCCTGGGGCAACGCTATACGCGCTTGCCGCACACAAGCCGGATTGACGCAGGCCGAGGCCGCCAAACGTATTGGGCTGACTCAGCAAGAACTGTCGAAGCTCGAGATCGGGCGCCTGATCTTCAAAGGGCGCGACATCCCGCGAGTCGCGAAGGCGTACAAGATGTCGATCCGAGCCGTGTGCGACGTGTTCATCGCTCTCTACGAGATCTAGAGCGCACCCGCAGCGGGTGCAATAGCTCAGTCGATGTCGCGGTAATTGTCTGAAGGAATCCAGACATTCCCATCCTTGCTGATCATGCAGCCCTGAATCGGTCCCCAACTCACGCGCATGCCCGACGCATCCCATCGAGAGTGGCAGGACCACGGCGCATAGATCAGCCAACCCAATAAGCACAGCGCCAAGAAACCGATCGATACCCAAAATTCGACGCTATCGTCAGTCAAGGCTCATCTCCTCGACGCTCAGAACGCCATTCGCCGATGATGAACGCAAGCCACGTAATCACCGCGCCGACCGTCACTCCACACATGAATGTCTCGAACGAGGTCACGTGGTTCTCGCCGGTGAGTTTGGCAGTTGCATCATGATCCGTCGCGCGTGGCTGATTGCCTCATCCTTCGATAGTCCCGGGTGGTACAGGGTGCCTCCGTGAAGTTGCTTGCCGTTCGGGCACCGAATGACGATGCTCAGGCACAACTGATATCGCAGCTTCATTCGCCGCAGGGCCATGCAATTCTCCCCATGTCACATCGATTGGCCAAAACAGCTCCCATGCATCGTAGAAGTTGAGCAGCGAGCTACTCACCGGTTCTCAGATGGCACGAGCATCGCGCCGCATCGAGTACAGATATCGGCGACCCCGCGCACGTGTTCGCCGCGCTGACATGCCGATTCGGAATGCCGGTAATCGGATATGCAGCCCCGAATGTAGTCGGCCACGCCCTTGTCGATCTTGTCGCGGCAGTCGTCCAGTGCGTGCTCAATCTGCTTGATGACGTGCGGCTCCGCGGACGGTTCGAGAGTGTCTGTGTTGTCCTCGAAAAGTTGGCGCGTCTCAGTCGCGTAATCCTGCAGAATGGCCGGCGAGATGTAACCGAACTTCTCGCATGCCACGACGTAAGCCCGAAGGCGCGAAAGCATTTCCTCTTTTGTCATGAGATAAGCCCAAGCTCGCGCGCCTGCTCAATCGAGAATGTCATCCGAGTCGGGCGCCTGCCTCGAATCTCGGCCAAGCGCTTGGCGTACGGCTCAATGGCTTTCTGGCACTCCTGCTGGATGCGCGTGATAGTGTCAATCAGCTCGCGCTCCAATTCGTCTAAGGCTTCATCGCTTGCCATGTTCTTCTCCTGAGTTATCTCGTGAACAAGGTTCCCGGCCGGCCGCCACGTTCGCGGCGCACGGACTTCGCAGTGCTACCCGTGCAATTGCACTCATTCGGCCGGGCATAGACTTGCTCATGGTTGAACAGAAAGTCCGATCTCGCGATTCGCCACTTTCCCGAGCTCGTCTTCGTCGATATCGAATAGCCCTTGAGCGCCCCGCCACGGCCAGGGGCCAATGGCGTTCACGCCCTCGAGAATCCAGCACCACGGGCCGTAGCTGTGCTGATGCTCTCGGAGCCAAGGATATCGCGCGTGTGCCTTCGGATCATCGAGGCGTACGCAGTCCACCAGATTGACGATCGCCACCACAGCGCCCCAGGCGGCGTGTGGATAGCGCTTGCCGTCCACCTCGTCATCCCAGAACTCTCGATTCTTGCCGGCGTGGATATACATGCGCCCGCGATGGTTGGTCGGCCACGTGCGATTCTCGACGCGCTTTTCGCCTAATAGGATCATCTCGGCGTAGGGCTGGCAGATCGTCAGTGCCTTCATGCTGGCTTCTCTGGCTGTGGTTCCCGTGACTCCAGCCACCAGCCGCTATTAGGATCGTTCAGCAGCTCCGTCGCGTAGCCCGCGGCTTTCGGCGTCCGAAGTGTGAGGACGTAGGTGAGCGGATGCGGCTGGCGCACGTTCACCTTCACGATGTCGCCGACGTGGGCGATGATCATGGCTTCTCTCCTGCGCTGTCTGGTTTCGCCCGCCGTCGCTCCTCGGAAATAAGCCGACCTTTGAACATCTGGTACATCTCTTCGACTGTAAAGTCGGCTCGATTCTCGAAGTATCGAGCTGGTATCACGTAGTCGCCCCAGCGCTTGAACCATTCCCTAGGTCTCATGGCTCACGGTCTCCATTGACCGAAGAGGGGCCGCCGCAGGCACGGCCCCTTGTGGTGGTTACTTGAGGGGAGTGACGACGCGGATGCCCCGGTCGTACACCCTCTTGGTCATCGCGATCGACGTGTGTCCGAGCCGCTGATAGGCATCGTCCACCGTCGCGCTGTCGCTGGCCGATTTCGCCCTGAGGTCGTGGAACGTGAAGCGCTTGTTCCCGCGCTTTACCCACGCGTTCATCGTCCGCTGCCATAAGGCCCGGAATCCCTCCGAGGTGTATTTGCCTCCGCAACGGCGGGTTATGACGTCTGGACCGCCATCCTTGCCGCCCTTGGGGAGCTGCCAGCAGCGGTCGAGCACCGCCTCGAGAGTCGGTGTCACCTTCAGCGCCAGACGCTTTCGGGTCTTTGCCTGCTCGAATAGGATGGCGCTCGTACCGTCCGGCATTTCGACGATCTGGGACCACTGAAGGCTGATGAGGTCTCCCTGGCGCTGCCCCGTAAGCAGCGCCAGTTCCATCATCAAACGGACCCTCAGGGGTGCCGAGGCCCTGCATCCCTCGTACTCGGCATCGGATACGTATCGATCCCGAGGACGGGAGCTGTGGCGGTCCACGTCGCGAAGCACGTTCCGATCGAGCCAGAACCATCGCCGGACGGCCTTGGTGAAGGCCGCAGACAGGACGGCCAATTGGCGATTGCGCTGAATCTTTCCCTTCTTCACGTTCATGAAGTCGGCGAAGTCCTTGGGGACGAGCTCGCGAGCATTCCGGTGCCCAAACTCGCGACGCAGATG